AAAGAAGATAAAAACAAAGAAGAAGCAATAAACTTCAAAGCGGAAAGGTGAAAAGTCTCAAAATGGGACTAGAGTACACTATTAAAGGTAGTGTACTCCTCCAGCGGGGGCCGGAGGCGATAGTATTGTGATGAACGGGAGTATTTAAAAGCCTGTTTAGCAGGGACGAACGGGGATTGCTCCTTCGGTGCTCAAAGTCATGAGCCCAAAAATAACCTTCCGAAAACTGAAAGGCCTATCAGAGGTTTCGCTTCGCTTATATCCCTACGGGATAGAAGAGCAACCGCACAAAATAAACGTATTGTGCAGTTACATCGTTGCAATTACAGCAGGCATAGTCATAAGCATAACATCGACATCAAAATCGCTATTATCCGTAGAAACTGCAGAAGAAACGGGCATGGTTGATACAGGACTAGGTAATACCTCTGGAAACGATGGCCGATAAGAAGATGCGTAACCAAATAAAATGATGAGCACCCAAGAAATAGCGGTAAAAATATAAATCCTAATCATGACCCCCCCCCTTAACCGCACAAAATAACCGTTCTGTGTGGTCAATTACGCATAATGCGACTTGATGTTAAATAGACTCGCGCTGCTCGCAATGGCGGGGTTTTTATGCATTTTACCCCGCCACTTCTAAACATAAGTCATTGTTTATTATGCGTAATCAAAGAATGATGCAAAAACAAGTGCCGATAACTGACTTTATCGGCATTAAGAATTAAGTTGACGAAGAATCAAAAGACTAAGAAGAAAACAAACGAAAATTGCCATTAAAAAAGCAATTACAGCAAGACGATTTAAAAAATCGTACTTAAAAAAGCAACGATGAAGTAAAGCGTCAAATCGATCTAAAAATTTGTATAAAAACCAAAAACGACCCGAAAAATAAGGTTCAATGCGTTCAATCAGTTTCATTTCAATATCTCCATTCATTCACAAGGCCTAAGCTCCACTCCGTCCAGTGCGCGTAGCCGCATCCCTGTACGGATTGTATCTTATGCCCTGCAAATTCTTTCTACATTGAATATCAGGCATATCAATTGGCGTTCCTTGCTCAGTATAACAAAGGCACCTATCAGGGTCAGCAATACAACCCGTTATCTCAGGCATAGATTTGACAGTTCTTAATGTGTCATACGCAACCGCAGTTTCAGGGAAACCTTGAATACGAGGTTTAAACGCTTTTTGCGGGTCATTGATAACGAGCTCCTGAGAATCATCACGCAATCTGTCAGCATTAGTATAACGCGCGTTATTGGGCTGATTTGATGCAACACCCTGCCCTTGCTGCTGAATTTGCGCAACAGTAGGAACATTTTTAGCAATCATGGGATTGGTTGATTGGGCAGGAGCTGGAGACTGAGAACCGGAAGACGATGCGATATTTCGCCCCGTAAAATTGCCATAAAAATACCAACCCAAATAAGAAACCATAGTTATAAGTACTATCAACGATATGCCAAGCATCCAAACAGCTTTCGGAATTCGAAACTTAACTTTTTGATGAACGGACGCGGATTTATATGTACCAAAAAACTTTTTAGGATGATCCCATTTAGTTTTGGTAATCGCCGATTTCCAACTGGTATCGGGGTTTACACACTCAGACCACTCATAAACACCAGACCCGAAATGACCACGGCGCAAGTGAATGTGACGACCGACTAAGCGACGAACGTTAGTATGAATTAGATTTGGATGCTGAGTAATAATAATGAAATCAAGACCGCGATGTCGATGAGTTTCTAATTCCTGAATACATTTTGGTGGTGTTTTAGAAGCAGCCTCAGGACGCCAATGGCGTTGCACTTCATCAATGACAATTAATGCACCGTCGGGCGCCCATTCATGCCAAAGCATAATATCAGGCGCAATTTCATGCTCAAATTGAAGCTCAGGAATGCCATCAACAAATATTTTTCGAGGCTCTTTTCCTTGAGCGACTAATTTTTTATTTTCTTCAACTTGTAGCGAAATTATTTCAGAAACGGTATATAGCGTTTTCCCGCCACCTGGCACACCTGTAATGATAGTTATCATAGGAATTAACCTTACTTAATAACGAATTTTTTAGTTTGTGAATAAGCCAATCGAGCAGCCATGGCACCGGAAATCATCCCCAAACCTTGAGGAACACCGGCAATGGCCATCAGTTGCAAATAAACAGGGTCAAGCCCCAAAAATTGAGTCTTAGCATTTAAAAGAATGGCCGAGAGAGTTTCGGACATACCCACATAGGTAATGGCACCAATGCCAAGCTGGACAAGTATTTTTGAAACAACAGGGCCAACTAAACTTATTAACCAAGTAGCTAACGGCATTAGTCATCACCCCCATTGCGACGAAAACCAAAAAGGATCGTCGCGGATATTAAAAAACAGACACCAAGCAAAACAGGACGGACAGACGTGAGTGTTTTGCACAAAGGCTCATAGCTCACTGAAATATCAGAAGAGACCTTGTAATCAGCAACACAAGAACCACCAGAACCGGAACCAGAGCCACCCCACCAAGCAGCGTCAGGGGTATAACCAAAATTAACTTCCGTAGGTTTTAAAGCTTCTGATTCAGGCGCAGTGCCGAGCGTGGCGCAAGACAGAAAATCATCACCCTCTGGACAAGTTGATTCGGCACCACTAACAGAATCCCCATCACCGCCAGTGCCAGTGCCAGAAGCACCGCTTGTAGCTGTACCAGAACCGCCAGTGCCAGAAGCACCGCTTGTGGCTGAGCCAGAACCGCCCGTTCCAGAACTTGAACCAGACGAACCACTAGACGAACCACCAGATGTATTGGTTGTTGAATTGTCATTATTCGTCGTAGACGTGTTATTAGATGTCGAATTACTGGTAGAGCTCGAGTTATTAGAAGTGCTGGTATTGTTGGTCGTTGTATTGTTAGTCGTTGTTGAATTATCAGTAGAAGGCGTTGAATTATCAGTAGAAGGTGTATCACCATCAGATGAAGAATCAGAAGTCGGAGTAGAAGACGAAGTTGGTGAAGACAATGGCGAATCCAAACAAACGGTCATAGTTTCAGGACCATTAGTAATTGAACCAGAACCATAAGGACAAGGTGGCGGAGTGTCAGTATCAGGAACATCAGGCGCAGTAGAATCAGCAGAAGATGCACCATCTGGAAGCGTTGGATTACACGCTAAAGACGCAGCCTGAGAAGTTTTATAATAATTAACGCTAGGGCCAACCGAAGTACAATCAGAGCCGGTATAAGACCAATAAGAACCACCACCCATGCCTATACTACAAGTATCTGAAACCTTGCCAAAATATATGGATTCACCATTATTTGATATTTGACAAATATGAGTTGGATTAGCCTGATAACAATAAGTTGATGCATGACCAGCAACAAAATAACCAGAACCTAGCTCATACGACCCGTCAGCAGCTAATTCGGCACAAGTTTTATCGGCTGGCACATCGGGTTTAGTACAAAAGGCGCCAGAAATTGAAGCGGTACCGGCGGAATCGGATTGCGTATAACCAGAAGGACAAGTGTAAAGAGTAGTAAATGGTCGGAAAAGTTGAACAGAAGAATTATTAAGAGAGCCCCACTTAACAAGCGTATAACTAACAGCACAAAGAACAGTAGATGGATTAGGGATTGAAACGACAGATGCAGATAAAATAGAACCGCCAGATTCACCGGTGGTCTTTGTAATATCGGAATATGTAATAGACTTACAAGCTAAAAGAGCAGATTGTTGATTATCAAGAGGAGTAGCATCAATAGTATCAGCAAAAGAAATGCGCGAAATAATCAGCAGTAAAAATAAACTAATCATCCGAAGCATATCAACCCCAAACAATAACGAAAATTGCACCAATGAAGGCCACGGATATATAAACTGCATCGGGGGTCATATTAAGAACCATCCCTGTCGTTAGTCATAAATGCACGACCCGCTAGTTTAAATTTCCATGCAATTAATAAAACAAGCATAACAGCAGATGAATAAGCGTAAGCCTGAGCCGCATCAACTAAACCGCAAGGCTGTAAAGTTGGTGTAATTGATATTTCAGTATTTAATGATGTTCTGGTGATAATTGATTCACCGGAAACATACGAAAAATATGAATAAACGCCATCAGTAGTAACGGCGTTTCCAAACATCTGGGAAGCCATGGCCGATAAAGCGTCTGCATTGGTTTGATAACACAGAGAACCGACTTGAAAGGCCATGGTGATTCCTTAAAACGCTTTGCGAACGAGCTTGTAAGAACCCGCTGCAATAATTGCAACCAAACCAGCCGTGCCAACCGCTGCAATCAACAGCATCATAGCAGTAAGATAAGTCTGGGCATCGGCAGGAATGACACCTTCAGCGAAAGAGGCAGACGCTAAAACCAGCGTGGAACCTGCAACAATCTTGGCGCCGTATTTTTTGCATAAGTTACGAAATTTCATTTTTGTTACTCCAGTTAAATACCCGTAATTGGGCGGTTATTTAATTCCCACAACCCAGTTGTATTGTGGAAACTTTGGATTTGGCTCAAAAACCAAATCAACTTCATCACCAGCAAGAGATGCTTCAAACATATGAAGACAGCGCGGGTCTAAATCAATTTCCTGAACGGTCATACCAAAACCGAAATAATCCATTTTGTCGTTATGGACTTCTTCAATTGGTTTCAAGTAATTAAGCTTGCACATGTCATACGGCTTGTTCGACGCTTTGCTAGTACCTTTACGGTGAGTAGCATTTAAAAATTGAACTTTCATTTTTTGACATCCTGATTAATTACAGTGACAGACTGTTGGCCGTTAAAAAAATAATCGCGAGTAAACTGAACGCAAGCTAAACGCATGCGAATATTCAGAACTGACTTTTGGTGCGGTGTTGGCAAACCCAAAATAGGATTAACCAAGGTTTTAAAATCACGAATGCGAGAGTTAATAAGCTTAATCATATTAACCTCACGCCACAAATCGGCTGACAGGTTCGACATACCAATCTGGATATTGATTGCTGAAATCAACATCGACAAATCGAATCATTGGAACAACGTTAGTTGTCCCCTCGCCTGTTAAATTCTGTAACTGTGCTTTGCTCATTCCAATATCAAGCAATAAATCTAATTGACGATAAAACGTTTGTTTTGGAAGTGAATTACGAACATTATCATAACCTTCATTAACAAAACGGCGATAAAGACCAAAAACACGCTGAGCCTTTGAATAAGTGATATTACCCTTCGGGGTAATCGTAAAATATTTATGCTTTAATTTCTGCATAACATCTTCATCATCATAAATATTCATATCTTGACCCTCTAATGCGCTAAATATGTCTTTAAATGAGGCCTTCCATACGTCATATATTAGGTTTCGGCCAGTTTCTCGCTCATAGCGTTTTTGGAAATCAACAATTTCAGTAATTAATAACGATGATGGAAATTGATAATCAATGTCATTGTGAGTCAAAACTAAATCGCGCATATAACGACTTTTAATGCTGGCTTCAAATCGCATTAGACCCGTAGTCCAATCAATTAATTTAGGATTTTGCAAAACATCAAGACGTTTATGAGCAACTTTATCTTTCGGATTCTTTTTAACTTTTGCACACAACTCAGCAATTTCTTTTTCTACTTCCAACCACTTCAAATATTCTTTCAGTGAACGATGTGTACTTTTCTCATTCCAATAATTTGTAGATTCATAAACACGACCAGAACGACTGTATTTAGTCTGTCCAGATTCAACGGTGCGAAGAGCTTTATGCACTTGCTCAGCAATAACGTTATTTTTCATGCGAGTTGAAAACGTAGCATCGAAAGTAGAAAGCCAAGCACCCTCTAGATTCAACATGTCAGCTAAATCAGGCATTCCCTCAATGAAGGAACCCATCATCTCCATGGAACAAGTTCTAAAACATGTGGGACCAAAAACGTTATGGCCTTGAAGAAGCTTGGCTGGTGAGGCTTTTATCTCAACAAACGGAGGAGCCAGACGCCCACCCTGACGAATCTTTACAGCTAGACTTGAAAAAGAACTCGGCAATGATTCGTAAGGATGAGATAAGCCAGTAATGGAATGATCACCATCAATTGCAAATTCGATGTCATGAGCAGACATACGAACGCCAGCGATAACAGAAACCTGTTCCATATCAACATGAACACGACCGACTTTTTCATTAGCAAACAACAATTCAGGCTGAATCAAATATTTAGACCTAAAAGGAATGCAAATTACTTCTTTATCAATCATAAGTACGCACCCATGCAACACTATGAAAGCAAGCATACAACCGCATAAGCATGGATGCAACTAAATAACATATAATCAGCAGATATGAACACAGAGATAGCCGCAATGACGCATATAGGCGACAACATTAAACGCATACGTAAGCAGAACAACATAAGCCAGCAAGAACTCGCTGAAAGGTGTGGCATATCTAAATCACAAATATCGAGACTAGAAAGTGGAGAGCAAGAAAACCCACAAATACAAACGATAGTAGCAATAGCAACAGCACTAAGCTCATCACTAGAAGAAGTGGTATACGGTGAATCAGCGGAAACAATGTCGTACCTATCAAAAGCAATAGAACAATTGCCAGAAGATGAAAAACTAGCGATAAGAAAAATGATTAGAGGATGGATCTTAATCAGTCAGACAGAAAAACTGGGAAGCTAAATGGATAACTCAATAGCTCTAAATCTAATAACTTTAATAATCATAATATTAATAACCCTAGCATTAAGACCGGTATACAACTGGTACTGCAAACAAGATGAGTTATTAAAAATAAACGAAAAAATACTAGAAGAAATGAGACTCATAAGGGTAACGCTAGAGAAAGAAGATAAAAACAAAGAAGAAGCAATAAACTTCAAAGCGGAAAGGTGAAAAGTCTCAAAATGGGACTAGAGTACACTATTAAAGGTAGTGTACTCCTCCAGCGGGGGCCGGAGGCGATAGTATT